TTTAGAATACAACGTCGATACCTTCTACGCCAATTAAGCCGAAGAACTCAGGACGAAGAACCTTCTTTGCATATCTTGTCATGATACCTTTACGTGGAGTAAATGTAACAGGATCATAGATAACAGGTGTGCTCATCAAAGGCACGTAAGGTAAATAAGCAGCTCCACTTTCGAAGAAACTGGTACCTTTATAACCAAGTAACATTACGTTATTTGTGAAATAAGGGTTCTTATAAATCTTGATGCGTGATTTGAATGAACTTGAACGAGATATACCCATAGCAAATTCTTTTTCATCACCAGCTGCATCGGTTGCATAACCAGGGATAGATTCTAAGATGGTTGCAACATCAGGTGAACATACAAGGAAGTTTGCACCACCACGTAATGTTTTTTGATGTATACGGCTACTCATCTTGGTAATCTTTGTACCTAATGTTTGGAACCATGTTTGTTGTGTATAAGCCATTGCATTGGTACCATTATTTTGTAATGTTTTTGTACCTGCATTGTACTCATAACCGATTCTTGCTGACCAATAGTCTATTGTTGGAGCAGCTTGGATTAACATTTCTAAGATTTCCAAGTCAATTTCTTGAGCAAGGTGTTCATTAAGAATGTTTGTTAATTCCATTTCTGCATCAACAGCTTGGTAAGCTTGAAGATCTTGAACGGTTTCTTGAGTCCATACTGCCTTCATCTTACGAGTCTTAGCAACTACAGTCTCAGATTTAATCATAATGTCAACTTCAGGGATGTCAAGAGCAACAAAAGAACCTGAAACTGAAATATCTTCGAAATCACCACGGTTATCAGCTGTGGTTTGTTTTACGTAATCCAATGTCCATGCTGATGCTGCTGAAGCAGATGCATGTGTTAAAGCGTTTGTACCTGCTGCTAAAGCAGTTGCTGCTGTTGCGTCGGCTACAAATGTTACAACATAATTAGCACCACTTTGACTAACAGTTGTATAGTCGTGATAGAATACTAATGCCGCGTTAGTTGCGTTTGCTGATGAAAGGTTAAATGCACGTGCTGCATAAACGTCAATTTCAGGACCTGCGGTAACAGCTAATTTCTTAATGTTACTTACAGCAGCTGATGCGCTTAAAGCAGTTGACAAGTTAACATCAATCCAACTACCAGTTGTTACAGTTGCTGTTAAGCTAGCCGATTGGAAGTTGTTAATTGAATATGCAAAATGACCAGCACCGTAAAGACCACCAGTTGCTGAGTTAGTACGACCGAATAAACCTGTAGTACCATCTGCATTTTTATCACCACCATAAATTGATGCGTTTTGAGTAAAGCCTAATTGAGCACCGCTACCGTACTTGAAGTCTAAGAAGAATACAAGACCGCTAGGTTGAGCCATAGGTTGTACTGAAACGAACTCTTGTGCTGCGATATCAGCAATAAGACGTCTTACTAATGGAAGTGCAATACCACTCCACTCTTCAGTACCAGGGCCATTGACTAAAGAAGATTCCTTAACCAATTGTTTTGCTTGATTTTCAAGAACTAAGCTCATAGCAGAGACTTCACGTTGAGTCTTAAGACCACGTAAAAGTCCAGTTTTTTGCCATTTCGCAACAAGTCCTTTAGTAGACACAGCTAACTTTTCTTCGTAGCTTGGGCCTTCAAACAAGTTTTGATATTTTATTTTTTTCATATTTCACTCCTAAGTGATTTTAATTAATTATTTTTTACCATTGAATGCTAATTGATTCATTCTGTTAAGGTTTTTATCTTCGAATATTACTTCGCGTTTCTTTCCATTAACAACTTTCACTGAACGACTTGAGCCTGCGCTTTCAGCAATCTTTGAAAGATTTTTTGTTTTGATTTTGTTTAATGTCTTTACAACAGTATCATGTATCAAACGAACTTCACGAAGTGAATTAGCGCGATCATACATTGCAATTACATTACGTTTTTGTGCTTCATCAAGACCAATAGCTTTTAATACTTTGGTTGTGTAATAAAGCTTGCTATTGAATAAGTTAACCTTAGCATATTCTTTCTTTAAATACGTTACCGCATTCTCGTGAATTTTAAGGGCTTTTTTCAATTTAATATTTTCTTTAACCGTTGCTTGAAGTTGTTTGTCAACAGCTTCTAATTTAGATTTAAGATCATCTGCATCAGGTTCAGTATCACCAGCAGCTGCCGTTACATCACCAGTACCATCTGAAGATTCTGGAACTAATGTTGAATCTACATCATCGACGTCTCCGTCATTGTCTTGGTCAAGTGCATCAAGTTCAGCCATAATATCAGTATCATCTTTAGTTTCATCTTCATCTGGGATGTTAAGATCGCTAAAGTCTTCATCTTCAGGTAACAATGCTTCATCAATATCATCAGCATCAGGTTCAGTATGATCTTCACCTTCAGTAATATCATCATCAGCATCAGGTTCGGTACCTTCATCTAACTTGTCGTTTTCATCATCAAATGTTCCGTCAAGATCATCAAGATCATCTTCGTCATCATCTGTTGTATCTAAATCTTCATCAAGATTATCTTCGTCAGGCTCGTCACCTTCGTTAAGATTTTCATCAAGATTGTCATCTTCGTTAAGATTTTCATCAAGATTGTCATCTTCATCTGGTTCAAAAGCTTCATCCAAATCATCTTTATTTAATTCAGAATCAAGATCTTCATCTTCATTCAAATTTTTAGATACGATTTTTCTAACTTTACCAGTTAATTCTTCGTTAAGACGTTCTCTTGCTTGGTCAATTGCTAGTTTCTTCACTAACTTTGCATCAGCAATAGCATCTCTTAATAGCGTGTTTTTCATAGGGTCTCCTAAATTCAATAAAATTGTATAATGTTAATACAATGAATTTAATCTTTAAACTTATTAGAAGTTTAATGCAGTTAATTTTTGGTATGACATCATATATATGATGTATTTTTCGATTTGATTCGTATCTATATAAATATATAGAATAATTATTTATTCTATTTATTCTATATATTTATTTTGCAAATTTAACAAATAAATTTATAGCTGACATTAATAATGTTAATGATATTGTAATTATGGCACCCCAAATAGCGGATTTACCTAAAGTAAAATTCTTTTGACCATTAACATCTTTATCAATGCTATTAATATCTTTTGTTAAACTTAATTCTATTCCACTAACACGTTCAGTTAACTTATTAATGGTTGAGTTCATTTCTCTCATTTCAAACGTTTTTAATGATTTAACTTCAAGTTTTAATTCATCAACCATTCTATCATTTTTATTTTGAATGTTTTGTAATGATGTATTAATTTTAAAGTCAATTTCACCAATCATTTTTGCAACTTTTTCTTCCAAGTTACGAATTGATGAAGCAACGTCCTTTTCAGTTAGAGAAATACTATCGGATAATCTATCAACTAAATCAGTATGAATTGCATTTATTTTACTAGATACATCCTTTACAGACTCTTGATTTTCCTTTAATTGATTTATAACATATGTACCCCATTTGCTCCAATCATCACCAGTTGGTTGTATTATATTATCATTCATCAATTAAAAATCCTTTATAGTTTATCAATAATTAATAATTATTGTGTTTCTGTCTTTTTCTCTTTTGAAATTCTATTTAATATAGTTAATTTAGCGGCTCTTTTTTTAGCCGATGGTTTTATATAATGAGTTCTTTCTTTTAACTCGTTCATGATACCACAATTTTTAATTCTTTTTTTGAATATAGATAGTGCTTTTTCAACATTGCCATTTTTTACTAAAACTCCGGCATTTGAATAATTATGTGCACCCATTAGAACCTCTTTTGTTTGTTATTATAAATTTGATGTCTTAATTTTTAAGAAATCGTCAGTTTTAATTGTAATAAAATCAATTGATTTTTCGGTAATTACTTTACCACGCCAATTTTTATGTTCACCGTTTTTAATAATAAATGGTATATTTTGTTTAGTTAATAATTTAACAAATATTTTAACCGGTAATGGTACATCATGATTAAATATATTATATGACATTTGTACGCCAAATTTTATTTTAATCACATCATCCTTTTCATTTAACATTAATTGCATATCATTAAAGTCAGTAACCAAATCTTTGTCTGCATATTTTTTATAAAATTTATTTATATAATTATGTAAGCCTTTTGCAATAGTTTCAATTCCGGATGTACTATAATTTGAAAATCCTTTACCATTCCAGTAATTTGGATCATTTTTAGGAATATCTAATGTAACTTTCAAATCTTCATTTATTAAATTTATTAATTTCATATAATCCTAATTTAATGATGATAAAATATCACCAATGATATTATCAATCTTTGTATTTTGTTTATTGATATTTGTATTAATTTTTTGATTTTCATTCACCACGTGTACCCATGCACCTTTTGTTGATGGATTTGAAACAATATCCCAACATATCATTTCAAAATCATCCATAACCCGATATAGTCCAGAGCCTAACTCTTCTACAGAACCTACACCTCTTGAGGAAACTGCGACTTCACCTCCTTCGGCTAATATTATTTTTACTATTTTTCCAAGGGGAGTGTTAAGAATCTTTAGACGACCGTAACATTCAATTTTATTTTCCCACCAAATCTTTACAATTCTATGAGAAGCACGTTGTAATGCTGGAGGCTCTGCACTATCAGGATGGTCTAATTCACCATAAGATCTTTTAGGAATAAATCTTGCTGCATAACGATCTATTGATGGTTTAAGAATATTATAAGGATATTCCCTACCATTACCATTTTCAGTATCAGCCATTTGCAATAATGTATCTACATATATAGGTTCATCAGTACTCATTGATTCTGTTAATAATTTAGTATCGCCTTTATATGTTATAGTTCCTATTGTTTCTATTAAAGGATGTTCCGCATCATATTTAATTATATTACCCATTATATTCCTTATACAAAATCATGCATATCAAAGGTTAATCTATCATCTAATTTAATAGTTGCTTTATCTTTTAAAGATGGTTCCTTTGCGGCTGCTGATTTTTTATTTATGACATCTGCTATATAGTTTGCATCTTCTTTAGAAAAACATGAACATACATGTTGACGAAATGTACTATTACCAAAATATACATTATATGAATCACATATAACTACATGGTATTCTTTTTCATATTTTACTTTTGTTGCACCATATTTTTTTAATTTATCTACAAATGCTTTAATTTTATTTTTTTGCTCATCTGTTAAAGCAATAGGGCTAGCTTCAAGTAATTTCATTATTTTCATTATATACTTTCTTATTTATATACAAACAATGGTAATGTACCATATTGTGCTAATGGGTGTAAATTTGTTATTTTAGCAGAATCCAATGTTACACCTATACCAATTGGACGTCTACTTTGGTCATGAATATAATCTTCTCTTGTACCTTTTTTATTACCTGAATCAGAACCTGCTATACAAATAGTTTTATCACCAACTTTTACAACACTAAATCCCATGTTTGGTTTCTTTTCAGATATCCAATCGGCATATAACCAATTAGCTTCAGGTTTCTTAAAATTTATATTAGAACTTGTCTTTAATAGTGGTGCTTTACGTTCTGGAGCTTCTTTAAGCAAGCTCATCATTTTTATTGTGTTAGACATTTTGTTTCTATTCCTTTTAATCTTTCCTTTAATTCATTATCATATTTAATTGATAAATCTATTAATTCAATATATAACATATCCTTAAATTTTTTTAAGTATGCTTCTCTATCATTAATTGTTTTAACGCCTTCTGGAAACTGACAAATTTGTGTTTTTGGATGACCATCTACTCCCTTATTAAAGGTTATATCAAAAAATGGATTATCCGGATTATATTTTTTGAAATTTAATTTTAGAACGCAATATGAACATTTACTGTTTGTATACATCTTGCTTATTTTTTCATCAATTGTAATTTCCTCAGCCATTACTTACCCGTCATACGTCTACGTACTATGTTATTCTTTTTAGTCTTATCTGGTTTTATGAAAAACGGAGTAGAATATGCTCCAACTGCTCCTGATGAAGTCATTTCATCAAGTAGATCTTTTATACACGTTTTAACATGACGTTTTAAAGATTTATTTTTTTTAGGTATCATTGGCAACTTCCACTTGTTTTAATTTAAGAGATTTTTTCATTTCAACAATTAAATTGGATGTTTCCATTAAAGCTACAATATATGATTCTTTAATTTTTGGTTGTTTTGTTATTTTTTCTAATGATTCCAAAACAACACTCAGTTTAGCTTTTAATACTTTATCATCATGCATTTCTAACAATTTTTTAATGTTAAAAATATATGATTCGGTTTTTTTATTAATGTATTCTTTTAATGCTATACTATCGGTAGCATTATATAAATAAGTACGAAGTATTTCACATTGTGATTTGTTTAAAGATTTGCCATATTTTGAATTGAATTTATCAACCAAAATATTATATGATAATGCACGTAAGTCTTTACTTTGTGACATAAATTCATTAACAACGTTTGAAGTCTCAGTTGTAATTTTTTTATTTGTTATTATACTTAATATATTATCTCTAGAATCAACTAATTCTTCAGTATTTTGTATAGCTTCGGTTAAACAACCATATTCAAATAATTTATATATTGATGCACATTCTTTATAATTGCTTATTTTTGAATTAAATAGTGTTTTAATATCATATTGTTTAGATATCTCATTTACTACATTGTATTTTTCAGTTCTAAGTAATTCTGCATTTAGCTTCTTTCTTTCATTTAGAACAAAATCAATATAAGTTTGCGCTTTTGATTCGGCAGAAAAATTTGTTTCTAATAATTTTTTGTATAAATTATATTCTTTTAACAATTCTGATGATTTTGAATAATGTTTCTTTATAATATTAATTGCATTTGACGTCGGCATATCATTTAATGCATCGGTCGCAATTTGACGAGAAAGTAATTCAAATAATATGTATGTATTTTTTAACTTATTGTGTTTGATTTTCACCAAGACATCTCCAAACGTTTTTTTAATATAATTATTACAGATTTAAGAAAACAATCATTTTTCATATTAAATCTATCATTTTATCATCAAATTTAATTTCATCTTCTTCTGTCAAGTGTAATTCGGTAAATTCATCTTCAGTAGCTAAAGGTGAATTGTTTTTAAAGTCTAAACCTGTAGATTTATCTAATCCTGCAGGAGCTTTATTCTTTCCTAATGCATCTCTACCAAATGTAGATTTATCAGTACCATAATTAGAACCTCTTTGTACGGGTGCACCTTCTGGTTGTGGTTTTCCACCTTGATTAAGTTGAGGTGATGCTACACCGCCCCCACGGCCTGTAGGACCTGCGTATTGTACATCATCGGGTTTATTTACTATTCTCGATGTTGTATCTGTTGCATGTTCACCTGAAACATTAGGATCATTTCCTTGTTCAACAATTTGAGTAAGTCTATGATCTCTATGAGCATCATTAAGTACTTCTTCTTTTTGTGATTCTATTTCATTAGATGTCATTTGATATATGTTTTCATATATCCATTTTTCAGATAACATTTTACCTGCACGTATACTATCGGCTAATTCAATTCGGCCTTTCCATAATTCTAATTTTTCTTGTTCATATACTATAGATGGGCTATTTAAGCTAATGGTAAATGATTCTAAATCATCTTCATTATATCCTTGAGCAAATAAATGTATTTTTGCTATTTTTGTTAATTCACCAACAATAACTGCTTGCATATTTTCAATAGTTCTAGCAAATCGAACATCTTCAGCCGAAAGCAATGATTTAGAACCAACGGATTCTTCAAAACCTAACCATGCTTTAGGTATACGTAATGCCGCAAACATTTTATTCTTAAAATATTCAATATCTTCAATAGTTTCATTACCTAATGCTTCAAGTGTATCAATTTTATTACCACTTTCACCATTTCTAACAGGAAGATAAAAATCTTCAGTAATATTTTGTATATTATATTTTAAGTTATAATCACCAGTTTGTTCATCGATTAATGGTACTTTTTTCATACTATTAATCATGTTCTTCATGTATGGGTCAACTTCATTTGCATTTAAGTTACCAACCTCAATACTAAATACTCTTTTTTGTGGAGCTCTAATAATACGATGAATTAACATTGCATCTTCAGCAAGGTTTAATTGTTTCCAAACACGACGTGCTCCTTCAATTGCGGATTTACCATAAGGTAAAAAGTTAATATCACTTTGTAATCTAAAATGAGCCATTTCATATGGTTGTAATTCACCACGGAATTTATAACCTTCAATAGCATATTTAGTATCTATTTTACCAGTTGATTTATTAACTTCTTCAACTCGAGTTACGTCATATGGTGACATTGTTACGGTATCAACTATTCCTAATTTATCGACTATGTTTAATTTCATAAAGAAATCACCATACTTAACAAATGATCTTACCCATGATCTAAGATTAAAATTAACATTTAATACATTATAAAATAAATTATGAAGTACTTCATTAATTTCTTCATCTTCACATTTTATTTTTACTATTTCACCAAATTCATTACGTATTGCACATTCTTCAGAATATAAGTCTAATGCAGAGTGAAGTATTGGATCTTGGTCCATTAATTCATAATCTCTAAACATCATAAGTCTCATAGTATGAATTGGCATACCTTGGTTTTGTGAATTAACCATAGCTAATGTTGAGTAAAGATTTTGATATCTTGAACCCATATAGTTATTAGCCATATTACCAACTACTTTAGGGTTGTAAACATCCATAGGTTTCATGTTTACGCCCTTATAGTTTCGTATAATAAGGTCGGTACTGAAAAGTTTATTTATAGAGCTGAATACACTCATGTATTATCCTAATTTGAAAATCTTGTTTAATGTCTTTAGTAAGTTGTCCTGTATATAAATATTGTTAGATTTCAAATTCATGAATCCTGACTTATATTTATTATATTGACTTTGTGTTGGTGCATCTGATAAATTTGCAATCATATCACATAATTTAACATTCAATGCAAATGGTGATTTTTTTGCTAATGCTAATAAATAGGTATTATATTCAACCGATTTATCATGTGATAATAGTAAAACAATAGACAATATATTACTACCAAATGTTTTACCAATATAATCGGCAATTGCTTTTGGATCTGCACCATCTTCATATGTATCATGTAATAATGCAATTATTTGTTCATTCTTACCAAAACCAAAATGTTTTGTTAGTTTATAAACTAATAATGGATGAACAATGTAAGGTTTCATCGATGATTTTCTAAACTGTCCAGTATGTACTTCTCTAGCAAATTGTTCTGCCTTTTGTATTAATGATACTTCCAATAATTTCATTTTATAAAAACTCCGTTAAATTTATTGCTTGTCTACCAGTTCCATATTGCCAAGGATTGGTTATTATATTACCATGTGTATTTTGTTCTGACCTGCTAACATGTATAGCACCTAACATTGCGGTAACCATTGAATCATTTCGTGATATATTAATTAATGCAACATCCCTACCAAAAATAGCAATACATAATGCCATAACAATATCATCATTATAACCATATGCAGCTTGTGGTTTATTATTTAAGTATACAAATGTACGTAATTGGGTTATTGTTCTTTGTGAATTTATTATAATTTGCTTTAATCTTATAATTTCTTCCATTTGACTTATAACTAATGGGCGTGTAGCTAATGACATTGTAAACCCAGGTACATCACTCTTTTTAATAGCCGATGAAAATTTTGTCTTTTCATTAACAAATCCTCTTTTATCAGATTCTTTTGTATAATGAAGATTCCTACATCCTCTATCAATTAAACGTTGACATGTACCCATACCAATGTTTGCATTTTCAACAATAACATATGCATCATTATATTTTACAGCATATTCTAATATTAAATCACCGAAATTATTTGGTGGTAATTTACCTTCAAATTCAGCAACTTGTTCATATGTTTTTGTATCTATAATATGAAATGTACTATAATCATCACCATCACCACGAGCAACGTCACCACTTATAATATACTTTGCATCAAAATCAGGATCTTTCCAAATCCAAATAGTATCTTTAAGATCTGAGCTATAACTAACAGTTGGTGTAATTTTACGAATAGGTTGTTTTACTGTATTGTTTTGATACCATTCTAAAATATCAGGAGCAATAACAGTATTACCTGATGACAAGAACTTAGCATCACATTCTTGTGCAGCTCTTCTTGGACCAAGTTCAATTTCCTGTTCATCTCTCCATTTTTGAGTACGTTCAGGATGAACACTCCAAGGAAGTTCTACAGTTTGAAAACTATTACGTCCTTCTTCAGCATCACACCATGTTTTATGAAACCAGTTACCATATCCATTAGGTGAACTTAAAGCAATACAATCACCACCTGTTGAAAGTGTAGGTTGTAATGCTGTCCAAATATCACTCATACGTTTAATGTGAGCACATTCATCAATAACAACCAATGATGCAGCTTCAGAACGACCTACGTCTTCTGCCGTTGTTTCTGCAATAATACGCGAACCATTTGATAAAACAACACTTAACATGTTATTTTCTATACATTCACTTCGCATCCAAGATGGTAAAAGATCATTCATAATCTTTACCTTCTTAACAAGATTTTTTGCTACTTTTTGTTTTGTAGCAACAATAACAACATTATAATCATCATTAAAAATCATACGCCATAAAATAAAACCTGCTGATAATGTTGATATACCTAATTGTCTACCTTTTAATATAATCGTTCTATGTTTAGATTCAAATATATCAAGTAAATCATCTTGATAAGGATATGTTTCAAATAAAATTTTACCACGTTGAGGATGAACTATTGTACAATATTTTTTAATAAAGTACTTTGAATCCAATCCACATCGTGTAAATTCTTCAGCCATTAATTCTTTTATTGTAGGTTTTTTAACTACAATGTCATCGAGTTCCATTACTCTTTTACTTCCTCAGTGCTAGCAGTTTCAGGTGCACCATTTGCTTTTACTTCATCATATATTAACATTAATTCATCTTCGGTTATTTCACCTGATAATGTTTTTTCCAAACCTATTATAAGTTTTTCAATATCAGCTAATTGTAACTCTAAAAATGCCTTTTGTGAATCATATGAACCATTATCCCAAGTATCAATTGAACCGTCTTCATTGACATATGTCATTTTTTTATTCAATCCACTTATAAGCGTTTCTACTTGACCTTTTGTATCTTTCATATATGAAAGTTTATTATTTAATATTTTATTTTGTACATATTTTTCAAAACCACCTGATTCTTTTATTTGGTTTTCTTCATGTACTTTACAATCTAAACACATTCCTGTTTTTGTAAACATTTTATAATCAAATTGTTTTCTTATAGTTTTTTTACAAACTGGACAGGTTTCGAACATTTTATTATCGGCAAATCTATCAGTGTATACACCGTCATTTATTGTATACCCAGGTGCTATATTAATATATTTTGTATTTGAATTTGGATTAAACCATTCTTCATATTCTTTATCTCTAAATTGAATCATTTCGCCAGTTTTATAGTGCTTGCGAATACCCGTATAACCACCAACTGTTATATCTTCAGATAATTTACCATTAATAGCATCTTTAAGATTACTATAATTAATATCTAATGGTGATGGTGCTTTTTTATTTCGTCTTGCAACGAAATCTTTATTTATTGCATTGGATTTAACATCCATTGTAACCTCATGTTATTTTTATTATCTTGCATATTTCAACATACCTAATATTTGATTTATTGGGTTGAAACTTCCTGTTAATTTATAAATATTGCCTTTATATGTAAATACAATTCCTTCGGTTGGTAATACGATGTTACCTACACCTCTTAATTTTGTTAATTCAATATCAAGCTTATTTATAAGGCTATCATCTTTAGATGCCTTTATAGCCGCTATAGTACTTGTTATTTCATCTTGTAGTGATTGAATTGCCTTACTTGGGTTAACGGTCAATACACTTTTCATATTACTAAGTATTGCAATACCAAGATTCATAGTCATATTACGTATTGGTTCAACAAACGTATTATTTAATGTTTTGACTTTAGCACCTTCCGTTGCCTTAATATCTGAAAATTGTTTTTCATCAACCATTTTCTTAATATCATTTAATGATGTTGATTTATCATCATATAACCAACGATTTAATAAAATCTCATTTACTTTATCATCGTTTATATTTAATGATGTAATATAATGTCTCCAATTAAATTCAAAATACTTTGATAGTTTATCACTATCCTTTGCTCCACATTTACCTTGTATCGCTGATAATTGTTTATATAAATCCTTTTTAAGATTTTGTCCATTTTCTATAGCATTCAAATGAATGTCAGCTTTTGGTTTAATTGTGAATGTATTTTGTACATGTGCGTTTGCATTTTGAATTAATTTATATAATTTTCCTGCACCTGTTTTAACTTCTGAAATTCTATCACCATCTTTATTATATTCATATATACCATGAAAAACTAACATACTCATTCCATAAGGAATAACATTTGTTGTTTTTGGATATATTACTTCAAATGATAAAAATCTTTTTCCATTTTTAAAGATATCTTCTTTTTCTGCTTTACTTAATGCATTTAATGCGGCCGCCATATCATTCATAGCAAATGAAAATGCATTTGATATATCACCGCGGCCGGCAAACATCTTAAATAAACCATCAATAGATAATGAATCTTTTGCAAAATTTTTAATATGTGATTTATTACGAGCCGCTCTTACTTCATTATTAACAACAGTAATCATTAAATTTTGACCGTCAGTTTTTTCAGTAACGGATTTTAATTTACCACCTAAACCTAAATCAATTATTTTTTTAATATCACCAAATGTTAAATTTGCATCTTCATAAATATGTTGCATATGACCATAACCACCACCTTCTGATAATTTACCTTTAAGTAAATCATAAGTTTGTTGTGTTATATTAGGATTCATATATTGGCTTATATTCTTTAATGTAATTTTTCCAGATTTTATACCATCACGAACATCAGTTGCACTTATTTTAACAGTTGGTATACTTATCATATATCCTGCTTTTTCAAACGGTAACATATCATCAGTATTCTTAAATGGCTTAAAGTATTTTCCAGCAAGGCGATTCATATCTTTATCACCAGTACCAATAATTAATGATACACTTTTTGGAAATTTATTTAATAATTCGGTTGGTTGTAATGGAACTCTACATTGAATAATATGTGATGCAGGTATACCATATGATTGTATTATTGCCTTTTTTTGAGCAAAATTTAATATGGAATTATTACCGTTAGTTGAATTTGATGTACATATATATACATTATTAGAACCAAATTTATTACATAAGTATTTATATGTTTCATAATGACCTTTATGAAACGGTTGAAATCTACCTGGGTATGTAACAACATAATCTTTTTTGGTAGATTCTAGAATTAATTTATATTCATTTGATGCTATAATTCTTTTAACTATAGCATCAACATATTTCTTGTGTTTAATAAGTAACCTCCGAGAATCCTATAATTCTGAATGCATTTGCTGGTTGTAAATATCTAATCTTTTTGTATACACCACCACCGTCCCATTGACTGCCTGTTGGTCCTGATGTATTTCCTTCAACTGTTGGGCCACTTTTATTTGTCCAATCACCAGTAACTATACCAATATGACCTGACATTGTATTACCATGTTTCCAAATAACTAAATAACCTTTAGTTATTTTCTTTTTACCAATTAATACATCATTTGTTTTAATTGATTTTTTATTAAAATATGCTTGAGCCATACCACTTTTTAATGTAGGTGCTTTTACGTGAGCTGCTTGCATGCAATATGAAGCAAATGCGGCACACCAAGAATCTCCTTTATGGCGTCCTACACTATGTAAGAATTTTTCAACTACTGGACCGTCATTATGACCAGTTGCTTCCATAGTTCCTACATATGTTAATGCAGTATCTACATGTGGTGTTGTGCTTTTTTGTGGGATATTACCCAGCGACAATAGCGCCAACAATAATAGCAGCGATAGAAAATAAGAATAACGCATATGCAATATTTCCTTTTAATATTTCTTGAATTGTATCAACACCTTTTAGTAAGTATTCATCTACCCACCAAAATATCATAATACCTGCAATTGCTTTAACGAACGTTATAAGAAATGTAGAAAATTCTACAAAATTATAAACAATAAATATCATAGAAAGAACGGATACGATTAGCATAGTTGCTAATTTTTTTGCATTTTCTTTCTTTAAAAACTCAGAAACGAATCCAAACATAATATAACTCCATTTAATTAATGATTTTATTATAAATATAAAACAATTTGAAATTACATAGATATCCAATTTATTGCACCATAAAAGGTATTTGCACCTTCAAAATTATCAGTACATAACCAAAGTTCATCAGGTTTATTATTAATATCGGTACCTATTAATAATGTAGTATTTGTAGGAAATGTAATACTTGGATTTGAATTTGATACATAACCTTGATATAATACAACACCTTCATTTGTAATAGTTGCAGGTACACTAGCACTACTAGTAGCATATTCTACTGGACGTACGGTACCATCTTGCCAAATTAAAGAACCTGATGTTGATATACTAGGATTAATACTAACAAACCATCTATAATTCCTATTTGTACTAGTGCCTAATAATGATAATATATTAGGTACAACCGTAGTGTCTATATATGTTGATTTTAATCGTATACCAACAACACCAATCTTTTGTCCGGTCGTAACTGAAATTCCAACATTACATCCATTAGATCCCATTTGTCCATTAACTTCTTGACCGGTGTCAGTTATAACGGTAGAACATATTTGTCTAATATAGCTAGCTTGACCAGATCCTGAATTTATAATTTCATATCTAATTGGTAAGTTAGGTGTACCAATATAAACACCACATGTTTCATTTGCATTATAAAATTCATGCATGCATATATTATCACCTCTATAATTTATGCCCATTCGTACACGACCTACACCCAACCACTGATAATCAAAATGAAATATTTGATTTTTAGTTAAATCTAATATTACTTTACTTGGTCCAGAACCATCCATTATATCAATATTAAATGATGATTGTGGTATAACGGTATCAATAACTGCTCCTGATATATTATTTCTTAAACCAACATAAAATTGAGATCCTGATGTCATAAAATATATTCCATTATTATCATCATATCCACATATACGCTTTATTATACCTGATGAACTAGTACCTAAAATACCAGTTAGCATAAATAATTGACTTTTCCCTGGGCAATAATTAAATCTACGTTTTGTTTGATTAACAGATCTACCAACATTACCATTTGATACTTATAACACCGTTTCATTAGATGATGTAGAATATAGTATACTTCCCCCCACCGGTTGTTAATGAATCCCAAAATAAAGATCCGGATTCATTTAAGTTTTTGCTATCAAATAAAGTATGCGCTTCTGATACTCTAAATCTACCAAAAGCATCTGTTGACATTGAATTTGCAGATGATATTCTTATATCTTCTATATATGACATATTATATCTCCTATGTTATCCACCAGTTTGCACCATCTGAAATAATACTTATTGATGTATATGCCGATGTTATTGTTTGTGAACTGGAATTGTCAATTAATTGACCTAAAACTCCAGATATTGTTACCGTATATGATCCTGATATTTTTTTAATTACATAAATCCTACCAAAACAGTCTTGTGCATATGGTAGATTTACTAATATATTATTTGCTGATGTGTCACATAGTACAAAATAATGGTCAATTCCTAATGCTATATTATTTGTTGTTTTTAATACGGATACACCAAATGAACCACTTAATTGTAATGTACTGTTTGTATTAGATGTACCAATTCCAAACATATTAGCATAACTACTTGTCATTAAAAATTTATTAGTTACAACCCAAGCATTATTATTATTGTTTTTTATAAACTTAAATGTATAATTTTCACCTGGGAAAATATCTGGACCGGCTGTATCAAAACCTGATTCATCTTCAAAAAAATTAGCAGATGCAGTACCAAGTGTCATTGTTATTTTCCCAGGCCCTAATGATTTTATATAATATTCTTTACCATAATATGCATATTCAGGTAAATAATAATTCATATTATATGAACCGGAATATATTAGTGTATAATCATTTATATTAATATAATAATCTGTTGTTCCTGATGATGTATAATGTATACTTCCTCTATTTGCAACATGTGATGCATTTGAAACTAAATATGTATCATTTAAATTATTATTTACTAGAGGTAATAATGTATCACTTTCAAATGAAGAATATCCTATTGTGTTTTTATACTTTAACTTAAAAATAGTTGCATCTATATTTGTATTACTTATAGGTACATCAAAAATATAATTAGTATTATTAAATCCAGAATATGCATCAATTCTACGAATCTTTATATTACCTAATCTTAATGACATTGATGAACTAGTAAAGTTATCAATATGACCCCAAAATCCTAATGATAAGGATGTATTATTTTCAGAATTAAACTTTATTGATTCATTTATTTTTATCATTGTTTTAATAATTGGTGTTGCAATATCATTATATAATCTATTATAACTTTGATTATTAATACTAACATTCCAATTAAATGATGTGTTAGATGTGGTTGATGAATAATCAGCAGCAAAATCATAAATAATTTCATAATTAGAATGTGGAACTAATTCTATGTTATTGTTTAACATAAGAAATGTTGAACCTGATAAAAATAAGTTATCACTATTATTTATACACAATGCATTTGAAAAATAATCATTATTTAATGTTGTGTTTATTAATGATGTAGAATCAATTACTTGATTATAACCTAATCTCCAAATATTATTAAATTTTGATGTATCAAATAAAGATCCTGAAAAATAGTTTGAAAAATTACCTGCATCATATGATAGTGTATTATATGTATATTGTAATATGTTAAATTTTGAAGTATCAAATGAATAGACAAATTCAAATGAATTATGATCATTCATATATGATTTTTTATAAACATCAATTGAATCAATTTTACCTGATAGTAATTTTAGATTATCAGCAGTTATTCTTACATAATTATTATAATATGAATTTATAGTATTTATTATATCTGTTGATTTATTAAAATATTCTATAAATGTAGTGTGTGTAGATGCGGTAACATTATAATATAATCCATCTGTATTATTGTATGATTTTGGTATTGCATTTAACTTAAATTTATAATAATTTGATGGGCCTGCTGAAACATATGATTGTATAGTTGCTGTAAATGAAGATGTTATATAATTTGAACCTAAATATGAAAAAGCACTATCAGGTATAGTCACTTTTGCACCAACTAAAGTTTGTTGACTACTTGTTAAATTATCAGGTAATAAGAGGTTTATATATGTATAATCAGTGTTATAAACATCGGCCTTATATTTAATCATACGACGTTCTGGGGCATTATCAATTAATTCTGTATATGAATTTGTTACATTTAATGATTGTGAAAATCTATTATAATCATATCCTTGTACATATTTTTTAATAACGTTTGCATTTATTATTGGATTTGTTGCAAATCGAAGTGTTGATGTATTTTGTGTTGATTTGTTTATATTAAAATAATGATATTGTTTTAACGTATCACCGTTTTTATTCTTAAAAATTAAAGTCATAGTTGCATTACCATTTTCAAGTGGTTCATCAATAATAACAGTAACTAATATTTTATTAGATTCTTTATAATTTTCATAACTATAATCGACTCTATTTTGTAACGAATCTAATATTTCTAATTGTATTTGTATTTTACCATTTACACTATCATCATTAGTGTATAATAAAAAAGAATGCCTACCATACGAACATTCCGCAGGTAGGCCAGAAATTACAAATGCATTAGATTCTACTGCATCAATTAAGTGTAAATTTTCAACTAATTTATTTTTAAGTAATTGTTGTGCTAGTGTTGCCATATTCTATTTTACTAAAAGTATCCTTTAATTTAATATCTATTATACTATCTACGGAATCTTTTATCGAATCAATATGACTTATAACTAATATAAACTTATATTTGCTTCTAAGATAATCAAATAACCTTTGTATTGAACCTATATTTTCACTATCAAGATTACCCCAACCTTCATCAATTATTAAGAAGTTAGGTCTTGGTAAATTTGATAGATTTGTTAATGCAATTCTTAATGCTAATGATGAAATAAACTTTTCCATTCCACTACCAAGATCAAGATTCCAATAGCGCTCCGTATCGTATACTATATAAATATTGATGTTTTTATTTTCATCAGGTAATATAAGTAAAGAAAAATCAACAATCTGTGATAATATATTATTAACTTCAACTTCGACTTGAGGTAAGATATCTAAAATTATTTCATAAGGTATACCATCTCTTTTAACAATATCACAATACATTGATTGACATTCTTTGTTAAAGGCCATATTTGCATGTTTATCAATATCTTTAGAATAATCATCTATTTTTGATGATACTTGATTCATTTTCATTAGACTATCCATGACTTTAGTCTTTAATACATTTAGTCTAGACTCTTCATCTTTTAATCTATTTTCTAATATTTTTATTTTATCATTTGCATTCTTATTATTTAGTTGTGCTGCCGCAATTGCTTTTGATTCTGATAAAGTATTTGTCCAATCTATTATTTGTTTTTCATGTTTTATTATAGCTGCTTTAGTAGCTGCAATTGAATCATTAAGTAATGAAATTTCCTTTGTTATTCTTGGGACTTTATCTATTATAGAATTAACGGTACCGTATTGGTCAACTATATTATCATGACTAATCATACGAGTGTATGCGTCATTACATTCATTTTGCATATCGTTATAACGTTCTTTACGTGACTTATAATTTGATGTAACGGAATCAAAATGATAACCAAAATTCTTTTGGCAAAATTCACAATTTGGATCATATTCTAGTTCATGAACGGTTGCAACTTCTTTTTCTAATTTATCTAAATCAATCTTATTAATATCAAGCTGTTTTTTAAGCGATTTGTACTGTGATTCATCAATTAAATATTCTTGATATTTTTTAATTATAATGTCTTTATCAACTAAAGCATCCTGAGCAATATCATATGCTTCTTTATATTTTAATATCTTAATTTCATTATCTTTTAATTGAATTTCCAATGAACTTAATTTTGACTTTGATGCTTCCAAATCATTTGTAATTTGCATAGTATCAATAACATTTTCATTTTCATTAATTTGTATAAGAGTTTTATGGGTATTAAGTATATTATCTTTAGTATCTATTATTTGTTGTTGTACATTTATACTAGATTCATTTGCTTTATCTATATCATTTTGTATGATACTTATTTGCTTTTCTAATTTTAACTTATCATCTAAAATTGCATCAATATCAATGTCACGTAATAATACATTATATTCTTTTAACTTTACATTTGCAATATCAAATAATAAGTCAAATATTTTTAATCCTAAGAATTTTAATAATATATCTTTTCTTTCTGAATTTGATTTATTAACAAATCCTAGATTATCATTTTGTACACTATATGATGATAATAAGAAATCATCTAAGTCACCAATTATATATCTTATATTTCTATTGGTACCCCATTTATCTTCACCATTTAATGATACTAATTTATCACCTTCATATTCAAAAAAATCAATTTCATATTTTAAGGCGGTACCTTTTTTATTTTTTGTACCAACCCTTCTTATTAAATATTTTTTACCACAATGTTCCAACGTTATTGAACATTTGAAAGATTGTTTTCTAACATTTAATAAATTAATCATTTTAGATTCTTTTGATGTTTTATCAAATAATGCAAAAGCTAATGATTCACTAAAACTACTTTTACCTGTAGCATTAGCACCAAATAAACCATAAACACCATTCATATCAGTAAAGTTAATATAATTATCTTCACCAAAAGAAAACATGTTTGACCAACGAAATTCTAAAAGATTCCACATTGATGTGTTAAAGAATGTTTCTAACTTTACATTAGCATTTGTCTCTTGATTTACATCCAATATGCCTTGAACGATATCTTTAGATAATTTATATTTTTTATCTAGAAAACGTTGTATAAATTTATTTTGTACTTCAACATTTTTAATATTTGAAATATCAGATATTTGATTTTTACTAAAAACTGAATTATTTGCTACCGTATTATTTTTAACATATATTAATTCCGATGGATGATATGTTCTTTTTATAACATCTAAAGTTCCAGCAATCAATTCTAACTTAACATCTTTAAATCTAACACGTATTCTTGGATGTTTTGATTGTATATTAACTTTTGGTATAACTAAAGAATCATCAACATCTATTGTATAATAACTATAATCATTTTTAACATCAACAAATGTACATGTCATAGTATCAATATCATGTACAGCAAATCCATGATCCGTTGGATGTTCACCATAATTTTGGCATAATAAACTACCAGGGTAAACTATCAGTGGTTTTTTTGATACTATTTGTCTATTATGTATATCTCCTAATAATACCGAATCATATCCTGTAAAAAACATATTAGTCATCTTACCTGATAGTGTATAATTAGAATCATTCTTTACACCATTAAGAGGACCATGATAACATGCAATCTTTACATATTTGTCATCAATATCTTTAGCTTTTATATAATGAGTCATTTCATCAAAAACTGACATAACCGAAAAACATAAATTACCAACCGTGTATAGTCCAGATGATCTTAAATAAAATAAATTATCATTACTTATTAAATTAACAATTGGTGTTAATGAATCTATTCTATTTTTATTATTAAGGTTTGCATCGTGATTTCCTGCAACTAATATTGTAGGACCTATATCTGATAATGATTTTAGAAAATAAGCAGTTAATTCAACTAACTCAGGTGATAGTTCATTTTTAGAATGAACAACATCTCCAAGTACGGCAATTAATGTATTTTCATCATAATGTTTTTTAACTTCATTATGCATTTCCTTGAATACTTCTTCATATTCTTCATATCTTTTATATTGTCTTATATGAATATCAGCAAGATGAATTATTTTTTTAACATCTCTTTTTATATTTAATTTAATATAATCCATTAATTAACCTTATTTGTTGCCTTTAGTTTGAGCATTAACATTTTCCTAAAATCATTTACACCAACCGGTGTTGCTGATAATAAATATTCTTTCATTTTATTAAATCCTAATTCACTTGGATCCTTTTTATCAAGTTCAATAAAGTATACTTTTATACCTCTTTTAATAAAGTACTCAGTATGCTTTATTGCAGTTTTCATTGCATCCGAATCTAAACATAAATATATTTCCTTTATACGTTTTTCAGCCAACAGTTCTTTCATATCATCACAAATACTTTTACCTAATAATGCAATAGTATTTATTTTAGTTGCTAAAAAATCAAATGGTCCTTCAACCAAAACCACAGGTTCATCCCAATTTATAAATAGTTCATTAAATACTATTGAACTTTTATCAATCTCAGGATATTTGTATTTGAAGCGAGTGTATTTTTCTAATGATCTACCAGCAAAATAATTCAATTTACCAAATGAATCATATGATGGAATAATAATCATATTTGCAAATGGGCCTACATCACAATATCCTAAATTATATTTTATTATATCAGAATATGTAATATTACGTTTTTTCAAATATGCCATAGCTATTTTATATGTATCACCTTTTGTTGGATTCTTAAGTGATATAAATTCGGCAGGTAAATTTACTACTAATCGTTGTCTATGATCTGGTATTTTTGGTGAACCATTATTTTGTACATAATCATAATCTAACTTATGATAATATGTAGGATCTACTTTATATAAATCAAAAAAAGTTTTAATTCGTTTACCACGAGTACCGCTATCATTTTCACAAACCCAACAATGCCAATGTCCATATTTTGGAGATTTTGGATTTATATTTATAGACATCTTTTTATTAGAAAATGACTTATTACATTTTGGACACCAAAACATAACTTCATTTCCTTTAAGAATGCCTTTTTGATTTATAGCGGCTTCAAGGAGTGATTGAACTTCATACATAAAAACTATTCCGAATCACTTGAATTGAACGTTCTAGAACGCATTGTAATTTTCAAATATATATTATCCGTAACATTCATTAATGCAGAAATTTCCAATCTATCATAATTAAAATAATATTTTAATTCATAAATATGATTATCATTTAATATAAATGTATGAGGTACTAAAAATTCAATAATATCACCATCATAATTAACTGCTATGGGTTCAATACCTATTGATTTTTCTATCCACACTGGAGTGGTATGTATGTACATTTTATAACCTATTATTTGTTAAAAATAAATATATTGTAATATTCACAAATTATATTCACAAAAATCATAATTTTTCAGGTTCTGTTAAAATTAACCACAACTATCCCAAATCAATGCATAAATGGCACTCTCAGATGATGACCAGATGCTTTTTATTGTTGGACTGTAATTTTATATGGATTTGAACAAAACCTCTTTAAAAAGCTTTTATAATTCATAATATAATATATATTATTTTTCATTGTAAAACTAAAACTATCAGTATCTTTATGTACATGTAACCAGATATTTCCTGACTTAATTTCTTTATGTATTACATTCTCATTTAATACATAAATTTTATTATATGGAAAACATATAAACTCAGGAAATCTATTTCTACTAAATATAACAACAGGTATTCTGTTATTTTTACAATTTGCGGTAGCCTGTTCCATTGCTGTAAAAATATTTAAGTTTTCAACATTCTTACATTCAATATCCATAGGAATATATTTTTTTGCGGCAGGAGTTAATTTAACATCAACACCATTTTCTGACATAATATTAGATGCAATATCTTCTTCTATTAATTCAGTTGTTTCATTACAATATATTTCTCTTAGTGTGTTTTGTACAAACACTTGTAAACGACGTCCTTTATTTTTTGCGGACCTAGTTTTCATATATAACCTTTAATAATTTAATTTTACCACAAATGTAGTATGAAACTTTTTACTTTTTTCTAGTGGGTATGGAACTTTTGCAATTGCCAATAATTCGTTTACATCATTATATAATCCTATACATGATATAAATGTTGGATATTCATTATTAAATGTATCATCCGATATTCCAGTTTCATTATCAAATGTTGCCGATGTTGGATTGTTTGACTTATTAAACTCACCTGGGTGAATGTTTATAATATAATTATTTTCAGAACATAATACAGTAGACTTAAAATCTACAATACTATTATATTTATCAAAATAATCACCATAAGGTATTTGTCCAACTTTATCATATAAACATATCATTCCACTTTCATATGAAACATTACCTACATAAATACTATCGGCTGATGCAGTACCATTTGCATAATACATTGTAACATCTTTAATACTAAATGTACCATTGTTTATTGTTGAACCGCTGAAGTTTAGATTAAATGAATATGCAGCTGAACCACTATTAAAATAGTATACATTTCGTTGCCACATATTATCTAATGATGCGGTTGTCATACCACTTAATAATACCGGAGAACCAATATTACTATTAATTTGTTTACCAACAAAATCACCAGTTGCCATGCATTCAAATGAAAGTATCATCGATGATGAAGTATTTAGGTTAGCAATAAATTCATCTGGTATTTTTAATCCTTGATTTGTAGAACCGGTTGCGTTAACATTTAATCGTAATGCACCATTATTTGAATCTAAAGAAATTGATGATTTTTGTTTATCTAATGGAATCCATTCACTAACACTATTATAAAAATCACTTTCATATAATATTTTGAATGCATCCATAGTGTATATGTTATTATTACCATCATCAAATAAATGTATTACACCGCCATCATAAGGCTCAAGTCCTGAACCTGAAACATTTATAGTTAATCTTATTGATTCTGGTTTTATACCATCACCAATTACATCATGAGATAAAGATATCATTCTATAACCAACAATTGATGAATCATTAGGTGGTAATACTATATCAGAAATAATTGGATTTGTAAACAATTCATTCATTTCATATTGTGTAGCAATTTTATTATACATTGCTTTTGAAATGAAATTAGGATTATTAGGATTGAAATTTGACATAGATAATTCAGGATGTAGTGTCGCATATATGGTATACATACCACTTCCAGTAATTAAAAAGTCAGTATAAACAAATTGTTGACTTTTATATCCGTAGTGCTGATAATTTTCAATTTTATCAGCACCAACGAAAGATTTATAGATCATTAATAATCCAGTCTAATTTGTAATGTAGCTTCTTTTGTGAATGTTTTTTCGATTGGTTTTGATAATTTTGCAATTGCTAACAATTCATTATTATCATCATACAATCCTACACTTGTCATAAACACATGAGGATCACTATTAAAATCATTGTATAATAAATCACCAGATGCAGTGAAGAATGAAGGATTAACACTATAGTTAAAATCTTTATTCATTATACGAATGAAATAATATTGAGAGTTAACAGTATCTAAACTTCTACCTGAAAAGTAAGAACCACTTAAAGATGCAGTACAAAACATATCCATACTATATGCTTTAATAACACTAGTAGGTCCAGCAATTCCTAAGTTCAACCAACTTGTATTTGAACTACCGCTTGATGCAATTGTTTCTGCTTGCCAATCTGCAGATGCAGAATAAAATAATTTGCTAGCATTTAATGCTATAATTCCATAATCAGGATAAACTAAACCATAAACATAACCACCTGAATTAAATGCAACACCGTTCGAACCTGATACTATTTGATATTGTGATGCATATGCATTATTTGTATTTGTATAATCACCACTGTTATCAATCAAACTAATAGTTTTACTACCAGCTGCACCTGAACCTGTTATAAGTCCAGATAAATGTAATTCCCAATTACCTGGGTCAAGGCGTTGTTTAATATTATTTCTATTTATTGAAATGAATAAAACTGATGTCATTGGACTATCACCATCATTAAATAATGATGTTGGTGAACTTAGCAATAAATTTCTAAATTGGTCATAAACCGTTTTTGTGAAATAAATTCCACTTGCCGTTTCTGCATTATTTGAACCACTACCATTAACATGTCCAAATGCAATTGAATATTCATATGAATTTGTTGAACCTGTTATTGTTATATTTCTATAATGTTCAGATGATCCTGTAATTACGGTAAATGTATTTATTAAACCTAATGAACCGGCTGCCCATAAAGCATATGATGTTTTAGTTGGTGTACCGTAAATAACATCAGTATCAGGATCCAATGTTTTAAAGTTTGTTGATCTTACTACTGGTAAAGGTGATGGTAAAGTACCATTACTATTTATATTAGGATTTGTCATTTATATATTTCTCCGTGTTAAACTAAAATATCACCAGCTTGTGATGATTTATCATATACTAAAATTGAAAAATTAATTACACCACCGTCATCATTTCCAGTTATTGTTCCTTGAACCGTTACTGAAGATTGACCTGCTGGTAGAGTTTTACCTCTTAACATGAATGATGGTCCTGTTGATGATTTACCACTCAAATTACCTTCATTATCATATAATCCTAAATAAGTATCATCTGAAATTTGCATTGTGTATGTATCATTATTACCATTTGATGTACTTGGTACAACTTCAAGCAATGCCCAAGGTGTAGGATGAGATGTTGTAATTGCAGGAACTCTTATAGTTGTTGCACCTATAGAAACGATAGCTTGTTTATATTGTCCTTTATTTGCATTAACTAATTTATATTTCATTAATTTTGTTTCATCGGTAATTGCTTGTAATACAGGCATACTTGTTATAGCATCTGCATAATGTGATGAACCTGAATTTGATGTATTATTATATAATCTATAATCAACTTCATCATCACTAACTGAAAATTTTGTTATTTTAAAGTTACTTTGTGAAAGCAACTCACGACCTCTTCGTGTTAGGATAGCATCTATTGTTAATGTATCATTTGCTATATAGCCCATAATGTAATTTCCTTATTATGTTTTTAATTTATTAATGGTAATTGTGTATCATATGTATCATTTACAATGATAGGACTTTGTCCATTATATGACGTTGATGCATCATTTAAGCATCCTGTAAATCTCATTCGTTTGTCACCTTCTAAGTAAAAATTATTACTTATAATATGTTTACTTGGATATGATGTTGTATATGTTTGATTTTCTGCATATCTTCTAATATCATTAAATATTATTGCATTTGTATCAATATCAACATACATTGACCCAATATTCATAAAATCAGCAGAAGTTGAAAAATATTGAGTATCATCAATACTTGCTGATAGTACATTGCTTATAAAACCATTTATAAATAAATATTGTGTATTATTAATTTCATTTATTTTTATTGTTGTTTTTACATCATTTCCAACATCAAATGATGAATTTATATTTAATCCTATAGGTAACATATTAGATATATCATTATATGATGCACTTTGTACATTTATAGATGTCCTAATTAAACCAAACGAATCATTTATATTATAACCTATATTATTTTTAGGTTTAGTATCTAAAACAACAAAATTATCTAATAATTGAGCAGTTGGTTTAATATGTTTAGGTTTTGTTCGTTCAACCATAGATTGTTCAAATAATAAACCAAATAATGGAATAACTCTTGACGGTATAAATTGAGTTAATGCACTATACATTGTAGGATCTAAATTATTAATATAATCAATAAATTCTTTAATATCAATTGTATTAAAATTATTTATATATAGTTTTCTTATTTCATCTAGAGCATAATATGAATCAGAATAATAATCGGCGGGATCTGCAAGTAAATCATCATAATTTGATATTGCCAAATTCTTTATTATATTTTCATTTATAAAATCAGTTGGTGATAGGTATATACCTAAATATGGTAGTGATGTAATTGAATTTGAAAAATCAGTAATACTTGAATCATATGATAATTGTGTTAATGTATTTATATCATTATTTGTACTTACTATTTGAATATTATCCGATGATAATTGTGCAATAGATGTATTAGGATAATCAATAAATGCGGTATATGGTTTTAATTGATAACCATAAGGATATGACATTGATGATGTAAAATTATTTGCAATTGCAACTTCACCTGCATAATCACTGTTTGTAGAATCATTAAATATAGATGAAGTTAAATGTAAATCTTGTGGTTTATCTAATGAATATCTATCCAATAATGCAGTCGTATCTTTATTAAAATAACCTTCACATAATATAGAATCTTGAAACATTATATGTTTATTTAGTGTTTCAAAATTACATATACCTGCAAATAACCGTAATTCTGCTAAACCATAATGTGGTGATAAATTTATAATAACATGTGCACCATCCATTAAACCATTTCCACCTGAACTAGCAATTACACCACTATCGGATATATATTCAACATCTTGTGTAAGTTGGTCTAAATATCTATACGAAAAATTAACATTACCATCTTCAGGTTGATTTATTTCAATTAAAATAGTAATACCTTCATACCATTTTATATGTGATGATATCTTTTGTACTGTTGTTGATGTATCTACATCAGTTATGGTATTTTTGAATGATATATAATTACCATTTTCTTTATGACATGATAATGTATACATTAAATCACCGTCACTATTAGTATATGTAAATATATCACCATGTTCCATTAATTCAGGTTTGAATAACATAGTATACTGATGTACATCCGTTATACCTGATAAATAAAAATCAATATTTTGTGATGTATTTTGACCGTATAAATAATGTTTATAATATGTTACTTTTTCTCTACTAAAATTTTTAATAGCGGCATGTGAATTACCAAACTCTCTAATCTTTAACATATGTTCAGGTACACCATAACAAGCCATTAACATTCGTAATGAATTTATAGTACCTTTAGATTTGTACATATATAAAAGATTATTAAGAATACGATTCTTAATTTCTAAATCAGAGTTTCTAAATGATTGTGATAAATAATTCATATTATCCTAAGGTATTTAATACCGTTTCAATTTGTTGTTCTTTAATACTATCATATAATGTAGTATCATTTGAATCTATTTTTGGAGTTGGATTAAATCCAAAATTATATAAAAGTAAATTAATATTATTTGGATCATTACCACTATTTAATCTATTATCAAAGTTATATAAATCAAAATATTTTACCGTATTATACATATGATCATAATAATGGCCACACATATCTATTAATTTAACAAGTGATATATTATTAGAGTCATCATAAATTTGTGTTGGTATACCATAAATCAATCTATTCATATTATCATTATCATAATTTATAGCAACATTTAATGATCCGCTTAACCAATTTTTAACTATTATATTGGTTGATAATAATGGTAATAATGTTGAACCATCTTTTGGATATGGTTGTATAGTATATTCATTATTAACTTGTTCATCAATTTCAAAATATAAATATCTTTCATATGCATCAAATTTTGATTTTAGTGAACTTATTTCATCCAAAGATGCAGAATAGTTAACCGATGATGTTGGTATGGATGATAAATATTCCAATGATATTATTTTATTCATGAATATTTTAATTCTACTTTCAGCAGAACCAAAAAATGAAAAATTTGATAAATTAGAATAGTCAATATTACCAACGGCATCATGGACGTATTTTGAGTCGTTTATATTAAAATATGTTTCTATATCATATTTTGAACCTGATGTCAATTGATTATAATTATAATTATTATTGACATCAATAATCGAACTACCGACACTTGTTTGTGGTGTTAATGCTAATCTAGTATCAGTAATAACAGGAGGATCATATTTTATATAATAGTTTATATCTAATGATGTTACTGCACTTAATGCTTTATAAATTTCACATGAAGTATTTACACGTTGGTCATATTCAGATTCTAATTTTAATAGAAGTGATATGTTATTAACTATACCTACTGTTGTGGATGATGTATTCGTTTTCTTTGCATTTAATATTAGATAAAAACTACCGTTATTATAAACATATGAATTAAATTCTGTTTTTAATGCATTTACTATAATATCATTTATTTCATAATCAGAATTTATAACCAATTCAACTTTTGAATTTGAAATTTGTTTTACTTTCAAATTTTGTGCATTTAATAATGTATGCACATATGTAACATTTCCATCTTTATCATATACTGGTAATTCATATTCATATGTACCAAATAATTGAAATTGTACATTACATTGACCTTCATCAAATATATTTAAGTTATCAAATAATAATGGAATATCGGCTATAATGTCTACTGATTTATCATTTAGAATAGTTAATGTTATAAAATCTTTGAAAGGTGCACTCGTATAATCAATAAAACCTTCATATATACCTGCATCTAAAAATACAATAGTATAATGTAATTTATTTGTTATAGAATATGTCTCAGTCATGTTAGCCATTATTTATCCAAAAATTTAATAGTTGAATTATACTTCATTCCAAATGTAATTGATTTTGTATTATTACTATCTATACAAAAATCAAAAACTTGAAATTTATTATATAATTTATATGGTACATTTAATGATGTATTGATTTTATCATGTACATCATTTTTCATTGACTCGTCCATAAATGTATTATAATTTAATAGATTTCTATCAACTTGTATGTAACCATCAATATATTCATTATATAATACATTAGCATTAGTACTTTCAACATATTGTTTGTTTATATAAATATCACCATGCCATAATATCATTTTATTTGTAACATTATTTACATAAATATTTTCACCAATATATGTATATGTATTTGGTTGATTAGGTATTAAAACATCACCAGTTTTAGAATATTCTAATAATAAAGTATCATCAGTTTGATGTGGTATTAAATAATAATTAGATGTTTCATAAAATGACTTTAATGCAGTAATATCATATGTTCTATATTTTATAGAAAGCGATGCAATATACTTGAAAATGTCCAATAAAATATTAGTATCATTTTTAATTATTTCACTATAATATGTATTATAATAATCCTTTATAAATAGTCCATAATCTTCAACATGCACCGATGAAGTGGTGTGATAATTGTATCTTCCATTTGTACCAAATATAGGCATATATGTACTATTTGAATCATACATTTGTAATATTTGATTATAAGGATACCATGATCTTAGATAGTCACCAAGTGTTATAGGTGTTGTATCATTATCTATAAAAATCAATGGATTACTTAAAGATACTAATCCTGTATACTCTAATGTATAATCATATCCATTTGCTGTTGATATTAATATTCCTGTTGTTTTTTCAGAATTAGGATTATCATTACTATCATTTACCAAATATTTTGTAAATTGGTCATTACCATTATATTCATAAACTTTAAAGTAATATTCAGTACCTGATGCCAAACCTGTTACTTTAACGGATGTTCCAGTTCCACCATATATAAATTGTTGTGTTAAATTTTTATCATATTTAGATGAAACATTATTAAATTTAACAGGATCCGTTCCATTAAGTGGAGGAGTATCAAATTTATTATTCTTATTAATAACAACTAAACATTTTTCACCATTACCACGTTCCCAATGTACCGTCATTGCATGATCTGTTATATCAGTAAATGTTAAACCGCTTGCTTGTTCATTTGGTGGATTTACACCTGATATGAATGTAGTACTTTTTGGATTATCAATCGCATTTTCTAATAAATACTTGGTATTTGCTCCTGAACCATTAAATTCATATCCTTTAACATAATAAGTAGTGCCATTTATTAAACCATTAACACTTACGGTTTCACCTAAACCATTATAAATTACTTGTTGATTATTATTACCAAATGTTGAATTTCCAATAATATCTTCACCATCTTTAGGATCATTTATAGTATTGGATTTGCTCATTATTATCAATCGCTTTTCACCATGACCTTTATTCCACGTAATATTCATCTTATCAATATTCATTGTATTAAATGCAATATTACTTATTTGAATTTCAGGTACCTTTACACTAGACACTAATGTAAAATTAATTGGATTAGAAAATCCAATATTTGTTAAATAAAAACATTCAATATCCGGAGCTCCATAATATTCAACAGCCTTAACATAATATCTTACATTTTCTTTTAAACCTGTCACGGTAACTTTTGCTTTATTATTATCACCACCAATTGTTAGACGATGATAATCATTATAAACAACCTGTGTACCTGATGTGTATATTGAATTAGGTACAATATAATTACCGTCTAACGGGCATTGTGGATTGTTTATATCACTTATTAATAATATACATCTATTACCATCACCTCTATCCCAAATAATATCAACATAATCAGAACCTGATGAACCTGTCATTATATTATATGATTGTGTCTTTGGATATAAGCTTTGATTTGTATTATTAACACCTACAAAATGATTAGTATTTGATGAATTATTATTTAATGTTTTTAATGTTTTAACTTCAGTACCATTTGTATTATATTCTAATACTAAACAATAATAATTCATACCATCAATTACTTTTGATAATATAACAGTGTTTTCATTACCTGAGTATACTATTTCAGAAACATTACTACTTATTGAAGAATCTGCTATTATTGGATATGAATCAACTTCATCAGTATTACCATTTAACCATACACCACCGTTAAAAAATGTTGATAGAATTACAACACAACCATTACCATTACCGCGAGTCCATGATAATTGTACTCTACCATTTGATGAAACATTTGCGATGATATCGGATGCCTGAATAGTTGGTACGTTAATAGGTACAATAATAGGTGGTGATAATGTAACATTTTTATTATTATCATTTGTTAATGTTCTTAAATATTTACCATTTGAGGGATTTCCATTATCATTAAATTCATAAACTCTACATTGATATATTTTATTTGGCATTAAATTTGTTACCGTTACCGTCGTTCCAGTACCAATGTATACAAATTGACCATTATCAAATCCATTTGCGGTATCGTAATTAAATACATTACTAAAATTAAAATTAGTAGCTCCATCTTGTGGGTCATATAGTTCTTGGACACCAAATATAACCATACATTTTTCACCATCACCACGAGACCAATTTATAGTAACACTATCAGATGTTAAATTTGTAAAATTCAAATTTGATGCTTGTTTTGTTGGTGGTGTTGTAATTAGTGATGTATTTTTTAATATAACTCCATTAGGATTTAGTGTCATTGTATCTAGATTATATCCAGTGTCAGTGCCACTTCCTAATCTATCATATATTCTACAATAATATTCTGTACCTTCAGTTAATCCGGTTACTTTAAAAGCACCATCTTGAGGAAAATATTCATCATATATTAATTGCTGTCCTGAACCTTTATAATGAGAATCTGCTATAGGATCCGTACCATTTATAGGGTCAGTAAATTCATTTATAGTATTTAACAAAATATAATGGTCATGACCATTACCTCTAGTCCAAGTAATCCACATACTATCTTTAGTCATATTTGCAAATGAAATATTACTTGATTGTGTAGTTGGTGTAATATAATTAATTGGAGGAAAACCATCTCTATGATTAGAACGCTTAGATGAAGATGATAATATACCATAAGTATCGAAATGTAATACTGTCTTTAAATTTGTTGGTATTGATTTCATATATGGATCTTTAAGATATCTTTCATTAATAAATTTTATTAAAAAATATCTATCATCTTCCTTTAGATCATTTAATTCACTATCAGAATATGGTATAAAGAATGGTCTAAATAATTTTGCAGCAACTTCAGCATCACCATTACAAAATGGATATGGTAACGTTAATATATTTGAAATTAAATTACCAGTAAAATCTGACATTGATTGTGATGTATTTAGATTAAATGCACTTTCAAATCTTGAACTATTATTTATATATTCTGCTATTTGTTTTGATTCATTTGATAATGTACCTGCATACCGCATAGTATTAATTAATGATGAAGTATAATTAAATGGGCTAATATTTGTTTTTGATGGAATGAGATTATATGTTTCAACTAATCCCAATGGATTGTTTGGTAATGACATATTAAAGTCTATTATATCACTTCTAGTATCACGCAATATTTCAAAATTTGTTGTTTTATTTTCTGAATAAATATCCTTTTGATTATTTAATAAATTAGCAACGGCACCTGACACTTCATCATAATTATATTTATCATTCAAATATTGACTTGATGTTACATAAATATATTTTACATCTTTTTCATGTAATATATGTTCAACTTCAAATTCCGTATTAAAATCAGAATCATCTATACTGAATTTGTCAGCTATTATTTCAGTTGTTTCTGTTATCATTTGCTATTTGCTATTATTCCTGAAGTACTTGACATATAATATGTAGTACCTAAATTAATATTATAAAAATTTGATGACTCATTACGAGTATCTAATAACCATGAAAATGCTTCATCCTTTGAACGTATTTTATATTTATTTAGAAAGTTTTCTAATAAATCATAATAAGCAAAATCCTTTATTTCATCAGTAGGTCTTATTCCAAAAAATGGTACATATCCTTTATTACTATAATAACAAGTTCCATTATTGGACCTATAACCATTTTCATCCAATGAACCATTACCTGTGGCACGTACTATAAACGTACCTTCATGAGAACCTATATATTCTATTATTGTATGTAATCTATCACTATTCATAGATTCTTGTTTTACCTGTAAAGCTAAACAATCATAACCTGTATCTTCATCACAAGTTTCAAATGACCCATTAAATTTAGTATCCCTATTAAATAATGCAGAATCTATTCCAATCCCAGGAATGTTATAAAAATAATTACTTAAATTACTACCATTATAATGAGTGTTCATTATATTAGTGTTCATTTTAATATAATTTGTAGTTTCTATTATACCATCATTTAATACTAACACCGGTGCCAATAGCGGACGTACAGTTTTGCTTGAGCTCCAATAAATACCACGAGTATATCTTACTTCGGGTGCCCATACAATATCTATATAATTATCATTACCAAAGAAATAGCTTTCAAATGTAGAGTTAAGATATATTTTATTTGTTAAATTCTTAAATAACCTATTAGACATTGCTTTAAAAATTGACAATAAATGATTTAGATAATCTAAAACAACAACTTCACTTTCATCATCTAAAGATGAAATAAAATCATCAATACCATCATATGTAACATTTACATAATTTCCACCATAATATTTTACATAACCATAATTGAATGCTTTTAACATATCATCAGTATAATAATTACCTATATTATAATATCCTAATGTAAATAAATCTAAATTGTATGATTTGAAATTTATATTTAGATTTAATGCATTTGTACTTAACAATACATTTGAGTTATTAAGTATTTGCCCTACAACATTTATATAAAAATATGTTGGTAAATCATAATTAATACTAGCATTTCTAGAAATAGGTAAAAAATTAAAACCAGTTTCACTACTTCCAGTATATTGAAATAATGAAAGATTGTTGTTATTATTAAGATTACGTAAAATATAATTACTATTCTCAATAGTATAATCAAATATATAATTAAACATATTATCATCACCATTGCAAAATGGTCTAGGTAATGAATATATTTTATTTAATAAATCTCTTATATATGTTATAGCATCTGTTTTTTGTATAAGTTTAATATTATCGGAAATGTTAATTTCATTGGATCTTGTAAAATTTATTATTTCATCATTTGAATAGTGTGTTATAACCCAAGTTGGTATTACGGCTGAAGCCGTTGGATCCGGTAATATACCTGCGCTTTGTGTTGGTAATGAATTATAAATATATTTCAATGCTGCATTTAAGTAATAAAAAGTATTAGGTTTATTTAATGCAAATCCAACATTATGCATTTCATTATTAAATGATTGTTTATATTGTACAATATTATCTTTAATTTCTTCTAAGTTAACTTGAAGATTTGCGCCTGTTAAATATAAATTTTTATAATCTTCCTTTTTTACTTCTTCAATATCATTAGGTAATTCAGTATTAACAACTTCCGCTATATCATCTATATGTGTTAATGTAAAAGGTGGGTTGTTTCCTGCATGCACATATAACATATCGGATGCATCAAGTTTAGAATCATTTAAGAAAATAGGTTCTAAATTTGCACTGCGAGTTAAATATGTCCCATCTTTAATTTTATCAAGGTCAAATCCCATTAGTCAGTAACCATAAATGTATTGTTATTATCAAATATATGTAAATTATTTCCATATGTTAATTTTATTTTTATTTTATACATTCTTTGTGGTACTAAAGAGTCCATCCAAATGTTAAAATAATTACCATCAATGTCAGATGATATTTTTGTATATTCCGAAAAACCTATAATTTGTTCATCGGTTACTGCATCAAATATACCATAAAAAGATTCAGTTGGTAAATACAACACAGGTGTATCGGCCAAAAATAAATTATATGAATCTCTTTGCCATTTTGGTCTACTATTAAGTCGTATTGCAACAACATCATTAGCGGAATATTCTTTAGATAAATTTTTATAAAAAATAAAAATATTACTTAATAATACATTACCTGATAACTCATATATAGATGTATTAATATTTGATGGTACATAATTATCATCGGTAACTAATGATAGAATAGTGTCCTCATCGGTAATCTCTAAAGCTCGTACATAATCATCAAAATAGATATTTAATTTTGGTCTATATATTGTATTTGATTGTTTTGAATAAAAACATAAAGTTCCATAATCAGAATCATTTGATTCTACGGCATCTTGAAACTTAACTAAAAATCCATATTTTAGATCTGATGAACCACTTATATAATATGATTGAACAAATTCGGTAATATCAAATTTTGGATCCTCTAACATTGTAGATTCATTTAATCTACCTTTAACCTTTTCGATAATTGTACAAGTCTTTGGATTAACACTTGCTACATCTCCTCCAGCAACATCCCAAGCAACATTATCAGTGGAATATAACCAATTTGAATCATTTGTATTTATTTTTGTTTCTGTGAATTTACCAAAACCTTCACTCCAATAATGTTTAACTGGGAAGCATTCTAAAGTTAAACCTTTAATGCGATCACCTGCTATACAAATAGGTAGGGACAATTCAACCTTATCTGGCATTCTACCTAACGCTGTAAATAATCTATCTAAATCAAAATATACTAATGACCTTGATATTACAGGTTCTATATTTATATTTCTTTTAGTTAATTCTAAAATTTCATCTTCACCTGTATTTTTATTATCATATGATTGACTATGATATAAAGTAGTATCTTTATCTACATAAAAAATAATTTGCATTGTGTTCCTTAATTAACAATTGTACCAACAATATCATTGTCTGGTAATTTGACTTCAAAAATAGATGGGTCAAGTGCCGTATAAATTACACCATTTACATTTGCCTTTGACATTATATCTGGGTAATAGACATTTGAATATGGTGAACCACCAATACTTGATTTATTTACTATCTCAATATCAACTATAGATCTTACACCTGGGATAACTGCTAATAGATTATAAATTTCATGAATAATAATTGGTTGACCAATTGTCCATTTTGAAATATCAAAATAATCTTTTAATGCAGTAATACATTTTAATAGAACTTCCTTTTTATCAATAATATCATCAAATATTGATACACTAAAATTAACACCTATATTAATAACATACGCATCTCTTATTTCTATAGTATCAGTAGCCATACGATATTCATCTAAGTATGTTTTTATATTACCTTTTATTAAATCTGATAATGGTACCAAATTGTTATTTTCATCATATCCTAAACAAAATGCACTCAATGAAGAAACTGATAATTTATTCAATGTTTCATCAGGTGAATTTGTAGTTGCTATTAAGTTTGAATTATTAACAACTTTTACTTTTGCAACTGAACCATATTTAGGATGTAATGATAAAATTCTTATTTCATAATCAGGTGTAGTTACACAACGATTTTGTGTAGGATATGATGCAATTGCATTTTCCTTAATTTCATATAATGATTCAGGTCCTCTTCCACCAGTTGCGGCTGTTATATTGTTTACTGTTAATGTTGATTTAATATAATTAAATGTTTGTAAATCACTACCAATTAAATTAGCACCATTACTTATAAAATTAACATTCTTTATCTTATTCAAACTATCAGCCGCAAAATTTGTATTTCCGGTGTAGCCTTTTAGATATCTAATTGTTAATGTAACATTACTTGGACTTAAACCATAACTTCTATTTAATAGAAAATTTCTTGGGTCTATATTTTTATTAAATGTTGCGGTACCAATATATTTTGGGCTAGGTAATATATCAATATCTGATAATTGTGTAACACCACTACCAAATTGTATCATTAATTTATTATCAACTAATCGTGATATAAATCTAGTATCTACATTTTTATAGTTTAATATATAAGGTGTATTATGTTGCGCATGCGCATATCTTAAATCATTTTTTACAGGAATATCATCCACTATTTTATTATATGCTAAATATGGTACTTCATACCAAACTGTACCATCACTACCTACAACATCAATAATTTCTAAAACATTATCATCAGGTATTGTTATAGTTAAAAACTTTTGAGCATTACCTACATCATAAGTATATGTTTCAATACTACCCGATTTTCCAGCTATTGGTTTTTCTAATAAATAAAACAATACACTTCCATCATTACCTTTTGAATATTCCGATATTACAGTTCCATCTGTTAATGTATTTGAAAAATCAATTATACCATCATTAGGAATAAATGTCGTATCGCTACCATCTGCACCTATTTGTAAATCCGATAATATTAACGAATAATTCCAATCTGGTTTTTGAGGCATTTCTGTTGTAGCAGGTATTAATTGATATAACATAAATTGTGCATGTGATTGTGCACTTACTTTTGGTCTATATCCAAAAAGACTTTGTGCTTGATTTATAATATTAGTCCTATCGGTTGCCGAAAAGAATAATGATTCTGTAAATTTTACATTTTGATAAAATCCAGTTAAATCGGTTATATATGATAATAATTCTACTATTATCATTTCAACTGATTCATTTGAAATTGATGTAAATTCATTTGGAAAATATACTTTAAGAAATTCAATTAATGCATTTCTAACATCTTCAAAATTTCTATTAATATATTTTACGTTTTTATTTATGTCTTTAGTTATCATATACCTTAAACTTTAATTTTAACTACTGCTGATGTACCAAAATACATAAAGTTTATTGAAACTTGAGTATCATGATCCGTTATTTTTTCTATTGTAACATTAGTAACCGTTATTTCTGGAATGTAAGTCCGTAGGCTATCAATAATATCTTTTTTTATTTTCTTATTGCTAGTTTCATCATTTTGTTCAAATAAATACTTTGTTAATGACATACCAGTAAGATTGAAATATCTTTCATTTTCTTCACATGAAAACAATATTCTTATTTTTGTTTTTATATGTTCAAGCGTTGTATAATTTAAACTAAAAGATCCATCTTTTTTTGATGGTTCTATAGGATATTTAATACTTAATGGGTTACTTATCATTTATTAAATTTGACCTGAATAATCTTTGTTGAAAACATTATCTAAAAATGTACCATATTTTTTATCTGTTACTGATATCGCATCTAATGCATTAGGAGCGGTATCACCTTCAGGAATATCATCTATAGTATTATTCATGATATCATTCAATACTGGATTCTTAAATTGTATTTTAGGGCGTTGTGATTCTTGTACTTTTTTTTGTTGTTTTTGACCAACTCTTGGAACGTTATTATTAATAAGTTTTAATACATCATCTTTATCATCAGAAAGAATATTATTTTCTTCTAATTTCTTAAATGCTATTTCTAACTCTTGTCTAACAACAGTTCTTAGTATTTTTATAAATCTTGCTTCATCCATTTTTCTTAACCTTTTTATAATAAATATATGAATTATATTATTTTTACATTATTACTTAATATTCCAGTTACTTCACTATTCAATGCTAATATTGAAGGTAAATTAACAGGTGGTGTCCCAGGTGCACCAAATGTAAGTTTAGTCATTTCTTGTATTATCTTAGAAATTAATTGTGTTAATTTTGTTCCTAAAACTGCTGGGATTGTTGCACCATCTCCAATGGTAATTTTATTTGCTTTCAATGAAATTGATTTTGCTGTAGAAAGTATTATATTATCACCACATTCAAATATTATTTTTTCATTAGCACTACCATATAAACTACGTTTTGAAAATATTGAAATTTCATTTTGATTTGAATTTAATATTATTCTATCTGAATTTAATATTATTTGTTTACCCTTAAAAACAGGTTCTGATAAATTATTATAATAATACTGTTTACCATTTGTTGATGCATTAAATTCGACATTTTGCTCACATATAAATATACTATTATCATTGTTCAATGCATTATTAGTAATTGTTATGTTTTGATATCTTGCATCTTTATCGTATGAAAATATCATAGCACTTCCAAACCTACTTTGAATCATTAACATTCCAGGGACCATATCAACCTGTTTAGATTTATTTAGCTTATTTAGCTTATTATCCGTTGTTGGTGTTGATGATGGTGCGACCGTTGGTTTAGGGCCACTTGATTTGAAGTTTGAAATGTTGGTAGATGATGATGTTACTTTATCACCAGTAACTAACTTATTACTTGTATTTTCAAATACATCTCCAATATAACTAATAGGGGCTTCATAATATACTTTATCTAAAATATAATAAAATTTTACCAATTCACCAATAATTGGTATTACAAAAATATTTTTAGTCCCAGGTGTTGCTAATACACCTTCAGGATTAGGATTTCCATCAAGTATATTTATAACGGCCTTACCAATGTCATTTGGACCCGTATAAAGTACATGATTTTCATCTAATATAATATCAGTTACTTCTGCAATGTTTGATTTAATACCATTTTGATTCTGTGGTAACTTACTTGATAATGTTGAACTACTTATTAATTCATTGTTATTTTCAAACATTTACATTTTCACCTTCTAAATCTTTTATAGCGGCATCCGCTTTATCAATTAATGTTGTTAATCTATTACTAACATTTGTATCTACTGATTTTGCTAATGCACGTTGGGCATTAATATCTTTAATTAAACTTTGTCTTTCATCTTCAGTGAATGCACCTGTTTCACCACCTCCGCCTATTTTTATAGCACTTATCATACGTTGTATAATAGCTGCTAATTTAACCATATTTCCATCATTAGCAACCGCAACCTCAAAATATTCTTTAATTAAAGGTACAATAATCATAGCATCTTGTGGTTGTTTAATTAGACTATTTAATTTTTCTAAAAAGAAGTCTATTTGACTTGATTTATTTTTAGAACTATTATAAATATCTGCATAAATATTTGATAGTGATATCTCACCAAATATTGTAGTATCTTTATCCATACTTTCCTTGAATTGTTATATTATAACCTTGTCTATATAAATATAAGAAAGTACTAAAAATAAATAAAAAAGGCGGGTACCTTACGATAACCGCCTGCTTGTAGGAGTATAATGATTAATTATAATATTTTTTTGACATATCTAAATAACCATGTTCTTTATATGAAGAATATGCATTTAGGTATATTTTTTTCATTACGTTTAATATTCTGTTGATGTTTTGAGATGTGTCATCTGTCATTTCGCGGATGTATACAAATATTGATTTCTTTGAAATGATGTCCATTCCCTTATTTTCCAATAGGTGTATTATTGCTGATAATATATTTTGGTATTTTTTTCTACCTTTACATATTTCATATGAATTTTCTTTAAGATAAATTATAAACTGTTGTATGAATGTTGATATATCATCATTTTTTTCATCAATATCATATGATTCATCTTTTATGTCCAATGCAAAACTATTTTCAGAATCATCATTACCTGACATTGACATTTCATTTTTCATTCGTCTTTCACATCGCCTATTCCATAATATTAAATAATTAATCATAGAACGTGTAAAGTATGAAAATGCCCTACCTTTTTCTGGAGATATTTTACTTATGTTTAATAAAATATGAGCAACTAATTCATGCTTAATATCATAAAATGATTCATTAATATATGAAAACTTTTTAGTATTAATAATACTTTCTGCCATTTTATCCAATGCAAACTCAATACGATCTTTATAGATAATACTTCGTTTTAACACATCAGGTTCAGCAATATATTCTAACACTGCAGCTTCAGTATCAGGTGTAAAATACACCTTACCCTTTTTCTTTTTAATTTTACTCAATTGAGTTAACATATTTATTCCGTAGGTTTATTAGTAAAATAGTTAACAACGTTTTCGTGTAACTCTTTAATTTCATTTGTTATAAATTTATAAGTCCATCCAATTTCATCATCGGCTTCAAATGAACCACGAATATCAATATCCTTAATTTTCTTAAGTGCATCATTAAATCGTAATATCATTAAACTTTTATAATGTTCAAATGAAATTAATATAGATTCCATAACTGTTAGTTTTCTATAAGTATTAATAGCAACATATGTTGCAACTAATGCATATATAGTAACTATTGTATTATATAATTCAATATGTATTTCCATATTATGACTTCTTTTTATTTAATATTGCTGACATGTCACCTAAAGTAAATTCTTTGAAAACATCAACTGCTTTTGCTTGTGCCGACTGTTTTCCTGATTTAAGAACCTTTATATTCTTTTCACCAAATTTCCAATCTTGGTATTCAATACGCATAGCCATCATATCGGCTTGATGAATTATATATGGTAAGTTATTTTTGATTTGTTTAGAATCATACCAAGAAACTAAATATTCTTCATTACCTTTATTATATAAACCATCATGAAGTCTAATTCCGATAAATTCATTTTCAGTAATACGAATATCATATTCTTGTAAGAACCATAAAGCTCTATCTTGATGTGGCATTACATTTTTAATAGTTGTATTTGTATCATACATTTCACCACGTTTGCGTTTCCAATCTTCAGTTACTGGAACATATAATTCATTATCTAAATCTCCCAATTTACCAATATCATGATTTAATGCAACGAACATTAATTCTGAATATTCATAATTCTCAAATTGACCCATACGAATCCACAATTCATGCAATTCTTCTGCACATCTGATAACATTCAAAACATGATGAACATAACCACCAACAAAACATGAATGAAAATGTTCTTTACCTGATGCCGGCATCATAGTAATTCTCTCTTCAAATTCACCATATAATTTTAATAGTTTATCAATACGATCTTGTGAAAATCCATGTTTAGATGAATCTTTAATCCATTCGATTAATCTATCATAATTTGCTTGAACTTGTTCTGGTGTTAATTCTTTCATTTAATAACCTCTTTATTTTGTAATTGATTTGGCATAATCATTAACCACTTTATGCCCAGTATTGTATACACCAAATGCAATATCCCATCTATGATATTTTGCATATAATGTACTTAAATATTTCATTGACACTTTTATGTTAAGGTCTATATCATATAACACTTGGTCATATGTTAATACACTATCCGACATTGAATTTGCCGTACTTAACATTACTTGTGCAGCTCCTAATGCATTTTGATTTGAAATTAAATTTGCATTATAATCTTTATCTATTGGGCCACGATATGTTGATTCATGATATAACATTCTTAGTGCATATTTCGTTGGTACATTATATTCTTTAGAATATTTTACAGTACTTAAATAAACCTGCACTTCAGGTGAAATAATATTTTGCTTTGTTTGTATATTATGAATTTTTACAACTTCTGCTTCTATATTATTTATTCTAACTATATCAGTAATAAACATAGTCACTGTTATAAAAAATAACAGTGACATATATAAATGTGTTAATTTCATTTTATTTTATTCAAATATGAACGTTGCATTTGCGCTTGTATTTGACCGTTAATAATTGTAGTTGATGAATCATCAAATATAGTAACCGAATTTGCTTTAAAATCAATTATATTTAATTGACCTTTATCATCAACCATAATACTAATACTATCACCTGTCTTAAATTCAAAGACTTTATGTTGAACTGTTGTTCTAACAGTGTGCACTAAATAACCAAAGACAATAGATAATATTATTAAGCTATAAAGTTTTACAAATTTCCAAAATGATAAACAATACACTTTGATTTTTGATAAAACTTTAGTCTCAATTTCTTTAATCTTTACTTTAGTTACCATAATGACCAACTCTTCCATAAAATTTGAAAATAAGATCTTTAAGATCTTCGCATGTCCAAACACGAGCACCAACATCATTATTATATAAAAATACACGTGTTGCAACACCAGCCGTTAAAATTGAATTTAATTCACTTTCAACTTCAGGTCTTGGTATTAGTTTTCTTTTTGTATCAAACATCTTATCACGACGATCATCTTTAGAATGACCATAATTTTCATTAAGCCATGCTAAAAGTTTAGGTTCATCTAAATCAATATTTATATAGACTAATTCAGGTGCAAATTCACCATGTCTAATTAAAATAGTTTTCATTTATTTTCCTTATTTTCTTTTACTGAAAGTCTATAACCATTTTTGAAATGCTTATCTGCATTTTTATATTTATCAATGATTTTTTCATTATTATCATTAATAAATTCAACTTTTTCATTCCTACCAATTTTAGGTTCAGTACGAACATGAGTAATACCTGCATATGATCTATCAGTCATTAGAATACCCATCAAGTGATCATATTCATGTTGAATAGCAACACATTCTAATAAATCCAAATCGGCATATAATGCCTTTTTGCTTTTAATAGAATCAGGATCTTTAATACCAAACTCACGTACACCTTCAAAATTATCTGCTTTAACTTTTATTGAAAGTCTACGAACGGTTTTGCTTGATTTATTTGGAATTGACATACAGCCTTCTACATAAGGAACTGTTTCATATGAGGCTTCGATAATTTCAGGATTTATAAAAATCTCAGGTTCTTTTACGTTTACAACAAAGACCTTTCTAAAAATACCAATTTGTGGAGCTGATAAACCGATACATGGATTTTCTTTCATTGATTGTAAAAGTAACAATGCAATTTTTTCACCATACTCAACGGATTCAACTTTTTGTGAAACTTGGCGTAGTTTATTTTTATCTTTTATAATATTAATTCTACCAACACTATCAAGTCCTAATGTAATACTAGGATCATTTCCAACATTGGAATAATCTACACTTTCTATTTTATCCGAAGCCATAACATTTTCAGATGAAACAACTTCAGCATCTTCGGCAGAATTTAATTTTTCATCAATCACAGGAAATGCTTGTTTAACAGCGCTTAAATCATTGGAATTATTCAGTAACATTTAATTTTGCCTTTGCTTTCTTTTTTGAAATTTTCTTTTCTTTTTTAGCTTTGTTATATCTTTTTAACAATCGTGCTTCTTTTTTAATTTTATTTGCTTCACGATTTTTACGTTGAGTTTCTTTAATTGCATCAACATCGGTTACCGGTAAAGTACCTTTTAATTTTGGAGATTCAACACCAAATCTATAAACAGTACCATCTTTGTAAACAAATTGCTGCATTAATTTCCACCCACGTGGATATCCTACTTTTTTCTCAACTTTTGCTTTCTTTGAAGGTAATTCAAATGGAACTAAAGCACTTGTACATTTTGAACAAGTGACAGAAACAGCATCGGTACTAGTATGTGGAACAACGGTACCACATTTACATTTTAGATCTTGAGATTTTTTAGCATTCAATAATCTATCTGCTTGAGCACCTGACATTTTAACAATTTTACGTTTTTGTTTTTTCAATTCTATAACCGTTTAATTTTTATAATATAAATATAACCATTTATAAACCAAATGTCAATTGAGTTTTTTAACCATTATGCATTGATGACCTAAAAGGTGGTGCTTGTGGTTTAGAAGATTGTAGTTTATTTAATTCTTCAGAAACATTAAAAGTTTCAGGTTTAATTAGAGTATCATGTTGAGTATCATTTATGGGATCACTTACAGGATCATTTATTTTAGGTTCTTCTTTTTTAGACTTAAACGCATCTAAAATATCATCCTGAGTTTTACCGCCTCCACTATAAATATAGTTAGCCGCAATAATTAAACATACTGCAAGTGGGTCAAATACAAACACAAATAATAACATAAAATATTGAGATATTACATCAATATCTTTATTTAGTATTTTACTAATATAAATTATAGGACCTAATTCACCCTTTAGATTGGATGTTTCTAATGTAGATATTTGAAAATCACATGACATTATAGAATCATTTAATGCAGATATGTTTTTATTTAATAATTTAATATCACTTAAATTACCTGAGATTGTTGATTCAACACGATTACCAATCTGATATCTGTTATGCTTATATAAGGTGTCTAACCTATCTTGTTGTTGATTATATGACTTATTTAATGATGTTAATTGATTGTTTGAATAATCCAACTGTTGTTTGAAATATGATTTTTTATTTACCAATAATGTAACATTATTACTATTCGCCGAATATGATTCTTTAGTTTTTTGATATGCATCTGATAAGAATCCATAAATTCCTGCGGAAGTTATTAACATTAAAACCATTAATGCAATTGTCATATAACTTTTCATTAATGTATTAACAGTTTTCCAATATCTATATAGAAATGTAGATAATATGAATTTAGAATATTCTAATGTTGATGCCATAATCATTACAGAATAATAATGACCAGAAAATAACAATGATATACCAAATACAGAAAAGAATGCGGCTGACATAGTCAATGCAGCCGCAGATAATGACACTAATGTAAGGAATGAATTAAACTTCATTGATTAAAATTGTGTTTCGTTTTCTAATTCAACAACTTCAATTAATTGTGTTAACTCTTCTAATAGAACAATAAGAGTTCTTTCTAATGATGTCTTATCAACAGTATTAGAATTTACAACTCTATTTATCGCATCAATTTGATTGTTCACCGTGTTGAGAAGACTCAACACTTTCTTCTTGTTTCTCATTTAATAATCCTGTTTCTTCATTTATAATTTCAAATTCGGCATCTAATATTTTTTCACATACGTATAAATATCCATCTGAACCTTTAATAATTGTATATGAATCACCTTTTCGAGAATTTAAGTCAACTTCATTCTCTTTGTTATTTTTATAAATATAAAGTGCATTATATTTGTCATCATTTATGGTTATTATCATAACTACCTAACAAACTTACAAATATACATATATGTATATTGTGGATATTTGAATGTTATAATTGCTGATTTATTTTTATTAATATGTACATATGTAATTAACGTATCATTTAGATAGTTTATACATTTGATTTTGTATGATACTTCAGTTAATTGTTTTGAATCTAAAACTTTAAGTGGTAAACCATCTGATATTTTTATCACACCATTATCA